CTTTGTATCCATTAATAATTAAATCATATTGATATGTATTAATCCATTCTCCACCTAATACTGATAAAACAATCTGTTCACCAATAAAACCTGCTAAATTACCACCACCATTTAATATAGAGTTATTTAGCTTTCCAACTTCTACTGCTTTTTCTCTTGCAGTAAGAAACATTTGTTCAGTTACTTTTACTTCAATCAAGATTCATATCTTCCTAACTTATAATTCAACTCACAAGTTATAACACCATGCCAACCTGTAAGTTTATTCTTAACAATGTTTAAATGTCTCTGTAAGTCTTCAACATCTCCATCATCTTGTTTGGGTGGATTCTTTGCAATCAGTATCATGAGATCGGCTTCTGCTGCTTTACCAGTCCTACTGCCTTCCATCATCGATTGATTTAGTAAGACCTTACCTTCTGCATCAGCAGATAATTGTGACATATAAAATACTGCACATTCATATTGTTTTGCAATCTGTCTTGCATGGATTGCATTTGCTTTTAATGCTTCGTCAGGTCTTGCAAACCCTTGCGATCTTGCAAATTTATCTCCCATGTCTAAAAGTAGTACATCAGGTTTATATGATTTGCAAACACTTTCTACCCAAGACATATCACGACCAGTCGCATCTTTTACTTTAATTTTTGATTTTACAGGCTCATACAAATCTCTAGCTTTTGCAGGATTCTTTCTAATTTCTTTCATCTCCATACCCGTTGCGGCAGTTAAATATCTTGCACCAACTCTATGATAACCTTCTTCGTTACAGAGTATAACACAGTTAGCTCCTTGTGAAGCTAAACCATTGGGTGAAGCAATCATACTTGCGTGGAAACTTGTCTTACCTGTGTTTGGTCTTGCACCTATTTCGATCAAGTGTCCTGCATTGACACCATTAATCATCCTTGTGAGTGCAGGTATATTAAAGTTCCAACGTGCCTCAAGATCATTTTTAGCAAGTAATGTTTCAATCTCTATGTCATCCCAGTCAACATTTAGATCAGGTGTGAAGTCATCATTGTATTGTTCTAATAATAATCGTAATGGTTCTAAACTATTTTGTGTGCCATTTACATAATCGAATCCAAGATTAGCCACATCTTCTCCAATCACTTGTTGAAATAATTTTGACAACACTTCTTGTGCTACATCACTTCCAAGTGGATGTTCTTTCTTTATTTGTTTAAATAATATTGAATAGGCTTGTTTTTGAGCAGTAGTCATAGATGGATTACCTGCTATAAATAATGCTTCTATTTCATCAGGTGTGACAGTTCTATTGTATCTGTCCATCGCATGATCTATTGATTGTTTAATCTTTCTCGCATCTTTACTAAACAATCTATCAGGGCATCTTGCTCCACGATGCTCTTCGTAAAATGGTTTGTCCATTAAACTTCTTAATAATGCTAATTCCATATTTTACTCCTTCGGGGTTAGGTTATATAAATTAGTTATATCTTTTTTGTTTTTATATTTTAAGTCATCCGTTAATCTTAATACTTTTATATCGTTAACATATCCTCTTAGTTCTTTTGCAAATGCAAAAATCTTCGGCATAGCATCGGGGTCAAGTGCTATTATTGTCGTAGAGAATTGTGAAAGAAAATTCTTGTGTTCTTCAGAAAGTGAAGTGCCAAGAATCGCAACCCCGACAAATGTGTTGCCACCAATAGTAGCAGCACTAACACAATCCTCTACAACAACAGAAGTTTTACCATTACCATAAAAATAAGGCAAGTTATTATTTCCATATCGTTTCCATTTAGGCAATCTAGATGTCAAAGCTCTGCCAGTTGCATCTACAATTTCACCTTTGTCTTTGATGGGAAACACAACACGATCTTCTTTTACATCGTAATGTAGATCAAGAGCGTCTGCGTCAAGTTGCCATGTATCACAGAACTCGATTAGTTTTTTTCTGTTGTCATGAGGAACAATGTATTGTGGTAACACAAAAGCTATAGGAGAAAATAGAGGATTAACTTTTGTCTGTTTAATATCTTCGACAGACAGATTTACTCTTGTGTTACCACTTATGTTACAAGAAGCCTTGTAACAATTCCAAACTACTACACCCATATTGTTTGTTACAGTAAAAGTTTTATAACCTTTGCAACATGGGCAATGTAATCTTTTAGTATATCCTATAGGTATGTCTAACTCTAACACATACCCCCGGACAGAGTTAATGTCTTTTAGCATATTAATTTTAATCCGTCAAATTTTTTCTTAAATTAAGTGCAACATTAGCAGATTGAAAGGTATTCTTCATGTATGGTTTAACACTCTGAGGGTTAGCATGACCTGTTACAGACATGATGTTTCCCATCGAAACTCCTGCGTCTACCATCTCAGTTGTACCTGTTCTTCTTAGATCAGATAATCTAAGTTCTTCTGATAATCCTGCCATGTTCATTAGTTGTCTTCCAATAAAAGGTAGTTTAGTGAGCGAATAAGGCTCATACAAGCCTCTTCTCGGCTTTGGTCTAGGTGCTACATACTTTTGGAATCCAAAGTCTTCCTGCTGCGATTTTAGCATACTATTAAGATCATCAGATATGGGAAGAAAAACCTCTGCTCTTCGTTTAGATTGTGTGATATGTGCTTTTTGTTTATCTAAATCTAAACAATCCCAAGTTAATGTTCTCATGTCTCCTAATCTTTGACACCACTCGTATGCCATTTGTACAATCAATCCAATGTTTCTATATTTAAAATCAGAATAAGCTAAATCTAAAAACTTCTTGACATCTTGTTTTGTCCACACAACTTTTCTTGGTTGAGGTGTTCTTCTTTTTATATTTGAAAAAGGATTAACCTCAGTATACTCCATATGTATGGCGTAATTAAAAATAATTCTTGTAACAGACATCACATGGTTTGCCATATGAATGCCTTTTTCACACCATTTTTCGTAACACAACTTAGCAATCTTTGTAGTGATATCAGAAAAGTTGATACTGCCTAAAGTCTTAGCAGTACCAACCTCTGTGTTTATCGCTACATCAAGAAAGTATCTATATTGTACTTTAGTTTCATCACGTAAGTTGTTGAAATCATACGACAAATAGTATTCTTGTAGTAACTTATTTAGTTTCATTTTAGCTCCCTAACTTCCAATTAGTGTTTGATCTACCTAATCCAAAGTTACTTAACATATCTCCTCTAGCATGGTGAAAGCCTCTCTTCAGAGACTTTCTTTGCTTAGATTGAGATAGGTGCATATGCTTTTTCCTATGTCTATTGATAGCATATTTTCTTTTGAAGATAGTCTTCATTATGCTGCCAACAATGATTGAAACTGAGGTGTGGATATCCACTTAGCAACTTGTTGCTCTCTCTTCCACATAGTCTCAGCTTGAGTATCAAAACCAGTCTCTCTGATCTTGAAACCATTTCTCTCATCAGCATACGATGCATAGTTAGTGAATGCAGAGTAAAGAGCAAACACATTCTTGCCACGCTTGGATATCTCTTCACAAGCTAGAGCATACATCTTTTTAGCCAATGTTTCTGACTTGATGATACTTGCTAGGAATGTTTTGCCATCTACATTGAGTGGTGTATCTGCCCACTTCTGCAGTCTGTTACAACTTTCATCAAAGGTAAGTCTAGCTTGTTTTACTTCATTGATATAAGCTGCTAGTACAAATCCACTCGTATTCTTACGTTTGATAGATTCATATGAACCTGTAATCAATCCGTTAGTACAGTAGAAATCAATACCACCTGTGTATACTTGATTAGAACAAGAACCATCTACACCATGAAGAGCGACAAGACGCTCATTGATCTTGGTCTGATGTTTACTAGTCGTTATCGTAAACTCAACATTAGGCAACTTGATATCCAAGAGAGCAAAGGCTTTGTTTCTAGCAGTTTGTATCTTAACTACTGCACCTTCTAACTCGTGAGGAAGTCTGTTGTCTTGTGTTGCTTTTTTGATCCCATTGAAAAAGTCAATGTGATTGGCTGCCTTGAACTTGCTACCTACGATGCCGATGACATCTCCAGTAACAGAGTTGTGGACATATTTTTTGCCTTGCATTTTAGTTGGTGAATACTCAATCTTAAAGTCAAGGTCTGTTCCCTCTAAATCAAATAGAGGATTTGTTACAAAGTCTAATGGCATAATAATATCTCCTTTCTCCATTGTTGTTTGTAATTACGTTATTATTCCGAAGTACCCCATGATAAATGATAATGCAGATACTCCAAGTATAATCCATATTATATCTTCGTTATTAAACATATTACTCTTTCCTATACTCCATAATAATCCACGCTATTAGCATGGGTATAAACAATATAACATATAGTATATAAGCAAGCCAAGAATAAACATTATTTTGTTTAGAATATTCTTCCCAATCTAATATGTATTCTTGCTTTTCTTTTTTATTCTTTTTCATTTACA